AGATGGTTCTATGCGCTTCTCTTGCAGCATTTCGTCGTCTTCGGGGTCAGTGAGGCGCGGAAACATCTCCTCCTCCGTCGCATGTTGCAATCTGAGTTCCCTATAATTACCGAATCCCATCCTCTTAGCCAGCTGGGCTTTGGGAATACCTAAGATGTCGCTCAGATTTCCATGCTTTACACCTAACAGTGCTTTCGCTGCCGCTTCGAGACCTATCGCCTCACTGGTGGGGAAGCTGATCTCGATTAATTTTTCTGGTTTGCGGAGTACATTCTTAAATACAGGTTTGGCATCGGGCTCCCCCTCTTTGTCCTTTCCTGGGTCAAAATCGACGGCTTCACGCATAGTGAACCGTTCGGGGAACCTCTTGTCCAACTTACTTCTAAGATAAAATAAATTTCCCCAAAAATCAAACCTTAAAAATCTCTCCCACAACACCACTTCATCCGACACTCGGTCAGACATTGGGCCTCGGGAAGCCTTCACGCTTCCGAAGGGTCTATTTGATTTGCCCAACATAACATCTTCAGGCTCATTGAGCCCACTACTGATCATCTGCATTATGTCGGTGTCTTCGTCGGAAATACGAGGAAGCTGGGGAAACTTGGCATCACAGGTCATGCCGGGGGGAAGCACGAGCGAGGAGCCAGGTATCTTTTTAGCTCCAATCCCAGTCTTCCTCTTATCCTCGTCACTCAGCAATAACCAATTCTTGAATGCCTTCACATCCTCAAACGTGAAGATCCACAAGTAGGCCCCAGAAGATTTCTTGTGGTCAATCTCGTACTTTTTAAGAGTCTCGTAGTGATTGAGCGATAGCTATTAGCCCTGCGGACAATGAAGGAGCGGTCAAAGGCGATTACAAATTTATTGAACGAATTGAAAGGTTTGAAGGCAACATGGGGATCCTTAGCTGCCGACAACTTATCATTATTATATAGTTGATCGGTCTTGACGGCGTTGATCAGGGAAGGGTCACGGGCAACGTAGATCGACGGTAGTTGGAACTCACGTTCCTGGTCTTCATGGAGACGAATCTTAATGTTGTAGAGGATTGGTAGGTGGGTTTTTCTCGGATGAAACAAGATACCATCATCTGCGTCCTGATCACTTGTCCCTGTTATCGCCTTGGGCTCCAGGAAATCTATCTCAATAAATCCATCCCTGTGACACGTAGCTACCAAATACAGTTCACCATCAACGTAGGAGCGTCCGCAGAACTTGGGCAAAAAGTGGTATAGTCTGTTGCGCCAATCCTCGGAAATCTCATCCACAAAATCCTGTATCTGCCTGTTGCTGCTCGTCACGCTGAAACCGAGGCCAGTCAGTCGCCCCACCAGTCCTCTGATAGCCGTGTTGAGTTGCGGGTTCCTGTTGAACTTTACCCAGCACTCGTCCTGCAACTCCTTCCTCGTAAAAGCGTCCAGACTCCTATCTGAAGCCGCACTCCCCGTAGCCCTGAACCCATCCGCATCCCTCTCCGTGCGACCCTCGCTGATGCCGTCAGGGTCGTACTGCCACGGGCTGCTCAAGGCAATCTGAGACAGGACTTCATCGGGAATATCTAGGATGGCTTGGATGATCTGTTCGTTGGTCACTGTGTATAGGGCTCCCCGTTAGCGGGCGATTTCCCCTATACTGTAAAATAATGGAAAGGAGAATGTCAAGCAAAATTTTATCAATATCTGGCAAGCAAATCCTTATTCTCGAAGAGGAACCCGAAGTGGGTGCCAGCCCTGCGACTCCTAAAGTCGTCAGGTCCCTTGAGGCGCCCCCCATACATACCCCAAGCAACCCCGAACATCGAATCGTCCTGCACACCCCGGGACTCCTGCTTCTCAGGGCTCCCAAACCACCTCTTCTCCATGTCGTGATCGAACACACGAGCCTCCTCTCGAAATATGTCCTCTGATTTCGACCCCGGCATCAGCAGGGGCGGGCACTTAAAGCGACCCTGTTGAACCGCAATGAACATCTCGCTAAAAGCCTCCTTTTGCCGATCGTATGTGGGAAAGATGGCTTCAAACTCAATGTCCTGCTCCTCGCACCAGGGTTGCAGGTCCCAAATGCCCCACCGCTCGCCGCACACTGTATCTAACCCGTCAAACTCTTCGTGTGCCATCTTCAGCACATCCTTGATATCCTCCAACGCTGAAGACTCCACCACTGTTAGGTGCAGCATAATGTACAGGTATTGGGGAATACCCCCCAACTCCACCTGCATGAAAGGGTTGCTGCGGCTACCCTTCAGCCCCTTCGCTATAATCGACACAACGGTGCGGGCGTTGGTTCGCACCTTCATTGGGTCCGCCCGGTCGATTCCCGCCATAACCAACCACTCCGTATCATAAAAATCCCCCAACACAAAGAGTTCATCAAGGCTGGCCATCCGGGACATCCCTATAGGAGTCCGGAGTCGATATAGGTCTTCCATCACCCGAAAGCTCCGCATCATCGCCCTTGCTTGCGTATCCGCCTCCACTACTGCTTCGCTTACGCCCCTCCCCGCCATCTCCTCAGCTTTTTCGATCAACCTATTCTTCCGCTCCAACACCCGCAGCATATCCTCCTGATTCCCAACCTGCCCATCCATCCCAACATACATCATCGCCTCCAGCATCTCCTCAGTAAAAATCTGCTTGAACCCTGCGCTCCACAAGTTCTGAAAATACCGCTCGAACTCCCCAAATGGAAACTTCACCTGATAGTCCGCTAGCTGGTCGGCGTCCATGTGAGGGTTCCAGTAGTCCTCAAAATTCGCATCCCTGCTCATCCTGTATGAGAAGAACACCCCTTTCGATTTCCCCTGTTTGTAACCCTGATACAACTGGTACAACACGTGGAGCTTGCTAGAGACGGTGCTATCGATGACGCCTAGGGCGTTGGGGATATTACGAACGCTGCCGTCCAGTTGGACAAAGAACCTAGGGTTCTTCATGTCGAAGATTTCCGAAAACGTGTACCCAGTTATATTCGACACAATCCCCGAAAACGACGATATAGCCCTCAGCAACGACATCAAATTTCCCTTCGAATCCCGTATCACGATCTCTTTCTCTTTGACGTTTTTCGTCCCGCCTACTGCTTGTAATAGCTTCGGAGAGTGGAGAATCAGGTCTCGGATTATATCATAGTGGACAAACTTGATTTGGTCTTTCGAGTTCGCCCCCAACATTATCGCTTGGCGTGGCCAACAGAAGAATTTCCACAGCTGGATCAAACAAGCCAATAAACTTTTCCCTTCACCCCGCATCCAACAAAAAACCACTAGCCGATACACAAACCGCTTGTTCCTCATCTTAAGGGCTTCACGGCATATATCCTTCTGAGCTTCCCACATCTCCCAATAGGATTTATTGGTCCTTGGGTTCTTCTCCTTCGGCAGCCTGTCCATCCGTATCCATTGGGCTATGTCGGAGCCCTCAGGATAGATCGGAACATGGACTAAGTCCTCGCAAAACAAGAAGAAACCTTCGGGAGCCTTGCGATACTCCCACATCGAGTGGGGGAATACGATCTTCGCCACCCTTTCCTCCTCTCAGCTCATCTGCACCAGACAACTCTCCGTACTGAACTGAACCTCTGCCATTATACTCAACCGCTCAATAGGGACGGGAGGGTAAACAAAACTTTCCTCCACCCTCCACTCGTCCAACCGCTCACACCACTTGAGACAGTTCATTTTTGGGAATTGAAGTCTGATACAGCTAAGGCACGGACTTCGGGGTTCCATCTCTTCTCCGCTGATAAGGATCGTAAGGGATCCATCATTTATGTTCAACTGGATTGAATGGGAACACCACTAATCCTTTTCAATCAATTTCAAGGACGGGTTTATCGTCCTCCTGTGGCTCCTCTTCAAACAATAAGTCTTCGTAGCCTTCAGCGACACCCTTAGGAACTTTCTTCGGTTCGATTGGATCCGATGGTTTCCGAAGACCAACATCTTTCCACGCTAGATTGATCATCTTGATTGTCTCTCGGATCTCCTTGTAGACAGGATCAGCCTTGCGGTCCCCTCTGTGCGTAACTTCTACGGCGTGTTCTACTGCGAGTTCTTCAATCTTCAATTTGCAGAGGGTGAGGTAGAGGGGCATCAGGTGCATCCCAACCTTAAATAACATATACTCGTCGGATTGCAGTTGGTCTTGGAAACAGCGGTGAACCATAGCTCCAACAGAAGACATATAAGATCGGACGGTTCCGCACCTAATGGGTTTCTCTGGGTTAGTAGTTTTTCTATATACGCAGAGATTAACGATGCGGCAGGTGTCGGGAAAGCAGTTTGGAATAGAAACCCAAGCCGTCAGAGAAGCATTTCCGTAGTACCCTTTTGTTGTTTTAACAGTGTAATTCTCTTTGTAATCTGGAATCATGTGGTCTCCTATGGGTTCGAGTGGAACGGTCTGGATTGGAACAAGCCCCAGCAATCCACCACGAAAACCTCCTCAATCCTCCTAGTAAAATACTACACTTTTGGGTTAAATATTGTCAAGTTATTTATTTAGAGCAGAGGTAGAGGGCTGTGGGTATGGCAGGTCCACAATTTTTTGCAGGGACCTTAAAAATCACACAAAAAATTTTGTGGTCAAGACCCCGATCTCACAAAGAGCACGCGTCATGCTGTTTTTTTTGGGGGGGGCTAAGTAGTTGATATTATTATATATTTTATAAGTTTACATAATGTACATTATCAGACTAAATGCTAAGTACTTGATATTATTATGTATTTTAAAAGTGTCTCAATTCATTGAGACACTAGTGTCTCAATGTCTCATAGTATATATGTCTCGCTCTCATACTATGAGACACAGATGTCTCATATTAGCATGAGACATCATATCTTTAGTGTTGCATGCAACACTAGTGTAGCGAGACATATATGTTGCATGAGACATAATACATAGCATGC